TTATCCGCTAGACAGCCTTCGTACCTTAACACCAAAACGTGCAGTTGAAAATGGACATGCAGTTTCAGGAGCTGTTAGAGACTCAGCTAGACGCCTTATACATGAAGCTATAGAGGTTGTTGGCGGCGCCAAGTTCGAATTTAATCCAAACCCAAATTCGACAGAAGGTCAAAGAAGTCACTTTCATTTTTCTGTTGGTGATCTAGCACAAGATTTTCAAAACCAAACACCAAGTGAAGACGCATTTATCGTCGGTATTGACATAGATTATTATGTCACTGAACCAGACGTTTTGTTAGAACATATGAGACCAGTCGTCTTACACACTTTCAATCCAAAGAAAGTTAGTGGTTTTGATGCAGATTCACCATTCACAATCAAGAATAACAAGGTTGAATATCGAGTCAGTGGTGGAGCAGCGTGGGTGCATCCTGTTTGGGATTGGTGTGAATCCGGTGAGTACATCACTAGTCGAACACGCCAAACCATAAAACAATGGATACTAACCCTGCCGCTCAAACTAATTGGCTTGGAGAAAGTTGGCTTTCATAAAATACATCATTGCCGCCCCTGGACCGATTGTCCAGACAGAGCACTAGTATATACGGTGCCACAATATACTGTCTGGAGATTTAGATGGATCAACAACGAAATAAATACTCGTAAATTGAAACTGATTAAATACCAGGATGAAACCAAACCTGGATGGAATAGATTGGAATATGTGACTAACGACAACATCCTTATGGTGAGCATTGGTAGAGAAGGAGAACATGCTCAAATAACCATTGAAAAAGAAAAATTGGATATGTTGATAGGGTTAGGAGCCACTCAATCTGTCAACGCACGATTAATAGGTATGGGACATAAAGATCCACTGTACACGTCAATTATAGTACAGTATTACACGGGCAAGAAAGTCGTCAGCCCTGTAGTGTCCACAATATACAAACCCACAATGCCACGCGTCCACTGGCCAGTTACCAGTGATGCAGATGTGCCCGAAGTAAGCGCAAGACAATACACGCAACCCATCATAACTGATAGCATGATGATGCCAATGATTAAACGCTGGGAGACCATGTCAGAATCAATAGAACGCAGAGTTACATTTGTAGCTAATGACAAGAAGCCAAACGATTTCATAGCTAGAATTGCTGAAGAATTTGTGACGTTAATGAATGGAAATATTCAGAATTTACATCCATTGAGTATTGAAGAAACAATCGAACGTCTTAACAAACCTTCACAACAATTACAACTAAGAGCTGTATTCGAAATAATTGGCGTAGAACCCCGCGAACTAATTGAATCTTTTAATAAAAATGAACCTGGCATGAAGTCATCCCGTATAATATCAGGATTTTCGGACATACTTTTTATTTTAAAAGTGTCTAGATATACGTTAGCTTATTCTGATAAAGTTTTACATGCTGAACATAATAAACATTGGTATTATCCTGGAAGAAATCCCACAGAAATTGTTGATGGAGTATGCGAATTTGCAAGTGATTGTGATGGAGAAGTTATTGAAACAGACTTTTCCAATCTTGATGGTAGAGTTTCAAGCTGGATGCAGAGAAACATAGCTCAGAAAGCAATGATACATGCATTCTCTCTTGAGTATCGTGATGAAATAATATCGTTCATGGAT